GTATTCGGTATCGGTATATCGGGGGGCGGCTTTTGTTTGTGCCTTCCGGTGGAAAAGAAGTGGAATGATTCATTTATTGAATCTGCAGGATGTTTGAATGACCTTATGGGCAAGGTGAACTTGGTTTCTAAATTAGGCAGGAATTGGAATAATGGCTCGAATGCCAGCAGTTTCTATCGGAATGTGAATAATACCGCGAGTAATCGGAATCGGAATATCAGGGGGCGGCTTTTGTTTGTGCATAATTATCATTGAAGTATTTTCAATGCCATGACTGACGCCACCTTGCCCTGCCACTTGGCAAAACAGAACAAAAGTAACCCTTGTGTTAGTAGGTCAAATGATTCGAAAATTCAAGGAGGCACAAACACATTGTGAAGAGAGCAGGTAATCTATACCATAAGATTTATGATTTGGAGAATCTGAAAACTGCTCATTCTCATGCGAGGAAGAAT